CAAGCGATCCCTCTATGGTTTAGCCTAGGAGAGGATTGTTCACCTCATAAGGTATTTACCATTCGGTCAAGTCTCTTGGTATAGCCTCGAGCAACAGATTCGAAATGGAACCAGCCCTTAAGGCTCTTTCGAAGTTTTCAGCAGCTGCTGGAGACATCGCGACCCCTCTTATTAAAGAAGAGTTCACTACTAGAGTGAATGAAATTTTAGAGAGAGCTATTACTTTGTCATTCCCTCTAGATGAAGAAGATTTGCTCTGGGCCAATTCCCTTATACCCGGTGTAAACTTTAAACCCACATACGCTGTAAATTCTGTAGATCAGACTATACAACACCCACGTATGAAAGTTTATGAAAAACTAGCACATCTTTTCAATCACAAATCCAGTTCAATTGGGATTGAAATAGGCCCTGATGTCACAAAAGAGTCAATCGCAGATCATGGTTGTTCTATCCCCGATGCACACAATCAATATCGGAGGAATAATAAACAAACCGGTGTAAATTTTTGTAATGATAAGTACTGTAGTCATAAGTCTGATTTTATTTTTGCCAATATGGTTTTTGATATTTCTGTTGGTGAATGGTTAGATATAATGGAGAGGCATCACGCTTCCACTTCTCAAGTAAGTATTTTATTAGATAATTTAGATGCTCTTTCTTGCATAGATAGTCAGTGTGAATTAATCTTAGATAGTAATAGTGTTTGTTATAAGTATGGTGAAGAATTTGCTTACGTACATGATAGGTCTAAAATTGAATCTTGGTTACATGTTGCTGAGATTTGTGCTCGAAGAGGTTACATTGCAGAGTACACTAGAACACTCAGTCTTCTTAAAATTATCAACATTGCAAAAGGTTCTGGATGTAAAACCTATTACATCCCAAGAGAATTAAGCTACAAAGGTTATGTACGCTTACCCATACCAGCTGACCCTTCAATGTTCATGTTGAAATTCTCTGAGTACAGTTACCTCACAGATCAAGGATTCGCAGAAAAAATGTATCAAGATTGTAATAAACTTTACGTCCCTCGTGAAACTATAGCCAAAATAATAGAATTTGTAGAAGGAAGATCAGACACCACATTTAGCCGTTCTAACTTCGCTCAATACGTTAGATCACTATCATTCAAAATTATAATGAATACTGACACAGAACACGTCGTACCAATTGATAAAAATTACTTTGACGCTTTCGTTACGATCTTCTTCGAATATGCCTCAGCCCTGAGAAGAAACCAAACAAAATGCATTGGTGACTGTACACGTAACTTTGGCAGTGTAATTAGATCAAGGTGGACCCAAAATGTAATATATTACGCAAGAAAGTTGGATCTCCTTAATTCGGCGTATGGAGGACGTAATGCAGACAGGCTCAAGTTGTTTATGGATTACTCCCTAAGCACCAAAGCTAAAGGAGACTTCCTTTATGTTGAAGGAGAGGAAATAGAGCCACCTATGCAGTTCTGTCCACATGGGAGGGATGTCATTGAGAGAGTTCAGAATGATTATAATGTAGATCTACCTTACTTAAGTGTAATGTATTCAATTAACAATAAGCCAATTTTAAACAAAAATGTGAAAGCCAATGACGGCTCCACAAATTCGAACTTTAACTATTCCAAACAGTGTGTTGAGTGCGGAAAATTACCAACTATAGGTGAAGATATGAGTATTGGCGTGCAAAGATCACACGGCGTCCGAGGCACAAGTGTAATCCCGAGTCCGGCTTTACAGCTTGTTAGATTGGAAGGCGAGAGGGAGCTCAAATGGTTTAGTTTTAACCATTTAATGTTGGTGTCAGCTGCACAAATATACATCATTAACCGATTACCTTGCCCACAAAGATACCTTGAAATCCCATATCCTGGTTTCGAGATCATCAGAAAATTCAAAGAGTTTTCTTTCTGCACTATTAAGTTCCCTTCAATACTGTGTAAGGTAAACCATTTTAAGCTCAAATTCCCGGAATCTTTAACTGCCATCAGATTAAATTTCGGACCTATCTCCCTCAAAAATCCTTTTCTATTGCAAAATGATAATAGAGTGAAATATAGCATCATCGCTTTATCCCTAGCTTTAGGAATAAAGTACCTTCTGAATACACTCTACTCTACAGATGTTAAATTAGAGCACAGTGATGATGAAAGAAAAGAAGAAGAAGAGAAATTAGTTTCACCCCAGCTTAAACACATGAGAAAAGAAGAGGAAGAGATGAAAGAAAGTAAGAATGCCATAAACCAGCCCACAGAAACAACTAAACCTAAAATGAAATTGGATTTCACGCCCACATCACCTTTCTACACAGGACCATTTAAAACAATTACTTTACCTACCACCCTAAAGGAATCAGAAGATGAAACAAGCCAGGAAGATCAAACAGGCGCGGATGAACAGCCTCAAGGGAACAATCCACCTGAAAAGGAACAGGAAGAAAGTGAAGATTCAATGTCAGATTTGGCTGATCTACTAGAAAATCTCACCATAAATGATAAAAGTGTGGGATTAGAGAAAGAAGAGGATGATGTTTCAATGAAGAGCGTTGAAGTCGAGAAAGTGAATGAAAAACCAGATTGGTCAAAATTACCTGATGATTTGAATGATTTAGCTTACCTGATTCCTAAAATTGTAAATATAGATGTTAAGAAACACAAGATCGTGCCAACTAAAGGTGATGGACTCTGCCTCTATAATGCAATCAAACTTCAAACAGGGTTGCCTGTTTCGCTGACTTGCCGCGATCCAGAGAATTGGGGGACAGATCTTGATATAGTGTACATAGCTGTTAAATTTAATTTAAATCTCATCATATATCACGAAGAATTTGATACGTGCTACAGCTACAATCATGAGGCGGAGGAAAAAGTTTTTATTCACTACGCTAAAGAGCACTTCAGTTCATTTCCCGAAAAGTCCATAGATGACACCTCAGATGAAGAAGAAGAAGCAGTAATGATATCAGGGGGTGGCGGCCTTAAAAATGCTCATACACTTACCATTAAAGACCAACGTCAAAATCTTATTGATATCGGATTAGACTTTTACAAAGAAAATTGTCGTGACCCTGCGTATAAAGAAAAGATAGGACCTAAAATCAAACATTCAGCAGACGAATGCCAGCATTCATTAAATAATCTTAAATACATATGCCACATCGGAAATTACATCTTTAACACAAATGGTAATAAATCCATAGTAGCAATAGTTAACCAAGAACTCTACGATGAAGTTCAAAAAGCAGCATTTTCAGAGAATAATCTCTCTTTCATCGTAGCAGATACAATTGTGAGTGTTGAGCGGAACTTTTATCAACTCTCTACCAAAGGAAATGTAATCCCAGTTACACCTTACTCCCTCTCTACTACCTATACTATTGGCATTTCTCCAGTAAACACATTAGATCATTTAGGATTAGATGATGTCCTCCCAAATTATTTTAACTTCAGATATGGGAAAATCTTGGCTATACATAGGAGAGCAAAACACGATTTAGAAGTGGAGTACAAGGACCTATTTATACAAATGCACCCTTACACGCTTTATTGCCATTCTTGCATATTTGGGGCTAAATCTGTTCCTTCGATACTAGTCAAACACACAGATACAGTTAGACATATTAATGACGCTAAAAAAGAACACATGGATGCTCCATTAGCTTCGGACATAACAACAGGTTGCGTCAAAACAAATTGTGTTCTAGATGTGGTTAAGATTGATTGTAATGTAGTTGAAATTGAAGAAGCTAATGATGAATACCTTGAATTCCAGTACAAAACTTGCCAAATGTTTGGTATCAAAATTGCTAATTATAATAATAAATTTTTTGTAAACTACTCATTAACTACAGAGAAGAACGTTGACAGCATGGGTTCCTGCATTTTCAGTTTCCCGAAGGAGAAAGTAAATTTTTGTAGAGATGAATTCGTAAGAAATTGCCTTCAAATAGCTGCCCCATACAAGGAGTGCCATCAACTAGCGCGTGATAACTTACCACCAGTTAAGAAAACAACTATTATAGCCCACGGCTTTATCGGGAGAGCTGGTAGTGGAAAGTCCACTTTCATGCGTAAGATCTTCCCAGCTCATTCAGATACTTGCTTTATCACCCCTTCCAATAAATTAAAACAAGAATACAGCAAAAAAGGTTACACTGCCTACACTATAGCAAAATTCATTGGTGAAGCCGGAGATTTTGAAAACATAATCATAGATGAATATTTCACATTCCACTTATATGCCATCTTAATTGCCGCTCAAAAATGCAAGAATTTATACCTCATAGGAGATGATTTACAAACACACTATGGCTCGTCGGACATAACAACTAGATTCAAAATTGAAGATTATATTGAAACTGCCGACTTCCCACGCAGACATATCTCATATTCAGTACCTCTAGACATCACATATATTTGCAGAACTAAATTAGAATATGGTATATTCACCGGTAGCTCAATTAAAAGTTCACTTGTAAGTCATGACAATTCATCACATATAAAGGCGGATGACACCAACATATGTTTCACAAGAGAATACCGTAAAAGCATGCTTAAGTGGAAGTTTAACACTGCACCACAGATACAGGGAAGCAGACCAGAAGTGGCTAATTTAGTCATAGAACCGGGGGCGACATCAATTTTTAACAATCTGAAATCCCATTTCATCGTAAACTTGACAAGACACACTAAAGTACTTAATTATCGGCGTATGGTACCTCTCGGATATGATTATTTGGATCTCGAAGGATTTAGGAGACGATTTATGACTGGAGGCGGGTTAAAGCAGGTGTATTGCGAAGATGGTATAAAAGAATTCAATTCAGCTCGATTTGTGACTAATCAACCTCTTGACAAACCAACCTTAAAGCAGACAAAAGTGATGGAGAAAAACGGAATCTCAAGCGTTAGATTCGATAACGCAAAAAGTCATTCAGGAGTCCTCAAAGATTATACAAAAGGCACAGTTTACGAAAAAGATCTTCACAAGGTGTACGGTGACATGGATTACATGGATAGAGAAGGGAAGGAAAGCCTTATAGATTGTCATGCTTCAAAAGACGTTGAGTTTCATTTGCCAGAGGAAGTGTTAATGAATTCCGAGTATTTCATGCCTATCTACGATGTGAACAATTTTTCACTGTGTTTGGCAGATTTTGAAAATCAGATTTTTGAACATAATATTAAAGACAACCTCACTCTCACAGAAGGAGCACTCTGTCTCACTAACGTGGATTCAATAATGGAGAAAATTTCACCTTCTGAACTTGATCATTTTTCAACTAGTGAATACGTCTTTTACAATAGTTTTTGCTATACCGATGGCAAAATGAAACTCAAAAACGAAGAAGACTTCTTCCAATTAACTGAAATGAACATCTGTCGCTTTCCAGTCCCAATTCGAGGCAGACCTTACATCCCGGGCTCATTCAATCAATCACTTCACACAGCCGCGGTCAGGTCGAGAGGTCAAGGTTTCGAATTCTCCGAACTAGAGAAAACAACCATGGTCACTGAACTCTTCATGACATTCAAAAGGTTCGTGAGGCCTTGCCAAGTCACAAGTGATGACCTAATGAATGCCTACGCATCTTATTTGTCTCGCTCACAAGCTAAAACTGATAAATTTAAGCAGATAGAAATATTCGATGAAGATTTGCACGAAATGAGTACGAAGACTCAATATTTTCACAAAGTGCAAACGAAGAAAGATCTTAAACCCAACTCATACGCTAGATTTAATGGTATAGAAACTAAAGCAGGGCAATCAGTTTGCCCTACTGCTAAAGGTCTAAATCATGCTACTTCAATGTTCATAAGGGCAGCTGAATCAAAAATTTTAAATAACATTCATGATAAAATTTACCTTCATTTTGGCAGATCACGTTCAAGCTTCTCTGACTTCCTATCAGGCAGGTACATTCCTGGCTATAAATTCGTTTCTTCAGATTACACAGAATTTGACACATTTCACGATGAAGTTTCTAACCAACTTATGGAAAAAATTTTAGAATATATAGGCATAAACAAAATTGTATTAAAGGAACTAAATTTTTTGAACGAAAATTGGACTATGGATGGGGGTGCATTTCGAATCGAGGTAATTAATCATCTTAAGTCAGGTCGCCCTGATACACTGTTTAAGAATACTATGTACAACATGTGCTTGGCCTTACGTTATTTCTCAGTAGAAGGATTTCAGTATGCTTGCTTTTGCGGTGATGATTCTACTATTCACTGCAAATCATTGTATGCTAATGAATTCCCAAAATTAATGAGACATAAGGTGAAAGCTGAAGAAGGTTATGTAGGAAACTTTGTAGGTTTTCTGATAACAGATAGATTGTATGTAGACATTCCTAGAATTGTGTGTGGGGTTCTTAACAAAACTTTTTCTACCAATAAGCAATTAGAAACCTCTTTGGAGGAAAGGGTACATGAGTATCAATTAGGGGTGTGGGATTATTTCGCACTCTTTGACAACATGCAACATTTATACAACAACATATCTGTCGTAGCCGAAGTTTATAAACTCGCTGAAGCTGAAGTGGAGATGCTTGTTGACTTCCTCACGTCTTATTCTTTATGTGAACCAGAAGAAATAATTGAAAAATTTGAAAGCGTTAGCACAGAGCCTAGAATTATCACTAATCTAAACAAAGATGACATAAGAGATTACATACAAGATATCAATGCCCAAATCCCATTCGCAGGTAATTCGACCATCCGTCCAAAAGAATCAAAAATTGATAAAATAGTACTTAATTCACTCCCACAAATTGTTGAACAATTACCTGTATTCGAGAAACCTATTTCACGTATTATTAGGCGTTCATTAATGAATTCAATCCCTCAACAAACTTGGTATCACAATATTATTGTAGCCCCTTTTTTAGAAGAAGCCCTTAAAAGAACTTCCAAGTATAGTCCAGCCTTACTCTCCACATATGAACTTTCATTGAAACTTTCACAGATAGATGATATCCCCACAATGTTACTATTATCACCATTACTTATATACGTAACAAAGCTCCATCTTGAATGGGCAAAATTGCCTTATCTTGAAGCAGTTTGGGAGCATGCCAAATGGAATTGTCTAGCAGTAGCTCTCTCAGTATTGGCAAATAATGTTTTCAAATAAATATCTTGTGTTTCATATTTCAATACATCACGGTCAATATGATGCGTACTTATAAAGTCAGCGGTAACGCTCAAGTCCCTTTAATCCGGGTTCTAGGACTCGAAGATACCGAAGGACTTTCCGCAAAAGTTGATGAAAATACAAATAAAATTGAAGAAAATAAAAATTCGATAACTGAAAATTCCACTAATATTGCACAAAATAGTTCTGACATCACAATTACAAATTCCAATGTCGAAGCTCTGGCTGATCAGGTTGAGAACAATGAAGATGATATATCTCTTATCACAGAAAAGAATGCAGATTTGGAGGAAGATGTATTAACATTAGATTCACAGATTCAACAGAATGTAGCTCTCATAGACGAAATTAGTAATTCAGTAGATTATAATTCATATTCAATTTCCATTAATACAATAAACATTGCCACCAATTCTGAACGTATTAGCATCAACTCTACTGACATACTCGGAAACACAACAGAAATAGCCAGTTTACAAACTAGAATTGATGATTTACAAGGCACAGTTGATGGAGCCGATCTCTCAAATTTTGTTACAATGGATTCTTTCGTCAAAGCTGGTGATATATTATCTTTATTACAGGAAATTAACAAAGACATAAATTTATATAAATCATACACTACCACGTTTAGAGAAGCTTATCGAGAAAAGTGCATATATGAATCTTTATTTGCTACTTCTTCAAAAACTTTTATCATTTCAGAATATGCTTCTATACCTAATTTCTACTCATGTTTTTCCGCCATTATCATACCCCCTCATCGTAATACTTTCACTATTTCTATTAAATTAGACTACAATGAAGACAATTTCAATAATGATTTTATCAACAATAACCATTACAAATTTGACTCAGTAATAGAAGGTTTTGAAGACTATTCACTAAATTATGAGGACCCGACCACTTTTGAACAAATTTTCTACGTAGTACCCTCTTCACAATACAAAATGTTTACGATTTTAGATTCTGAGGATTCTAGTCCTTATAAAAGTTTAGGTATATATCGCGTCAATTTACTAAATTTCACTTACGAATTAGAACGAAATATTGAATTTAATCACCCCTTACCATTAGGAAGTGCCCAATGTCAATTTAGAACTGATTACGAGTATCCACTCATTTGTTGTTTCTCAAACCTGGTTTTTGAGGCTGAAGAAGGTGTGAAAGTAGACATAGAAATTGATTTCGAGGAAAAATTGTTAAGTTATGCAATGGTGAATATCATAGATGATTGGAATTATTTAACATCGATTCTTCTGAATAAAATTGTAGTCCGCGCAATGGAAATCCCTATTGAAGATCCTATAGTACAAGACTTTCTAATTCTAAAGCAACAATTAATGTTACAACAAAACACTATATATAACATGCAAATTTCAGGTATATATTATGTTAAAGAATATGCGCCCTCTATCGATCCCTTCAACGTTCAGTCTAATACTTGGGGATTACTTGATCCTGGTCAAAAATGTAATGCTAATTGGGATCATGATAGTGATGTGACGTATACAGGTTCCGTTTGGCAAACACCTACTATAGATTCATACACTTCCAGCTACTCTAATGACTCATTAACTGTCACAGTCACAGTATACACTTCAGGAACAGATGTCTCATCTTATGGTCGTGTAGCTATGACTGACACGGGTAAGAACGTAAATTGTATGATAGATACAGGATATTCAATGACATCACATCTATACTTTCAATACACAATAACAGGTAGAACAACACAAGGTTCCTTCGTAAACGTCACACCTATAACTTTATTAACAAATGATCCAGATGCAAGTCAATTCCAATTAAATTTTGAAACCACTGTAAATTCTGATGGAACATTCTCTTCTGTAGCCAATACTATTGTTAAAACTTACACAAAATCAGGCGATAGAGCTCAGGTTTTTGAAGAAATTAGTGACACATCTGGTTTTACCACTCTCTCAGATGGTTTTGCTACTTTTGAATTTAGAACAAATCCTGCCAAATCATGTACGTTCAAAACTTTCGAGAATTCGAACTGGCACACTGTTATGGGTGACTTTGTATGGGAATTTTCTGTGCCCCAGCAACCTCAAGTTACTTATATAAGGGCGCCACTAGATTATCTCGATCCAGTTTACGATTCTGATGAATTGGCTCTGTACGCTCGGGCTGCAAACGATTTTGTCAAAAATGTGCAGCAAGACGTTCAGTTAAAATCTTTAGATTATCGTATGGAAGAATTACAGCGATTAATTAAACCTACAGTTTTTGGCAATATTGGTTCTTTATTCTCAACAGCTTCTATTTTCATGGGTTCTGCTAAATTGGCTTTACAATTCGAACGTATTTCAAATCTCTTTTTCACTGCTGAATTAATTTCTCAAGGTCGTTACATCCAAGCTCTCACATCTTTCGGAGGTGCTGCAACAGGTCGTCTAGTTGATAAGACTAGGAAAGGTTATCAATTACAAGATACAAATGATGTTGTGGGTTCAATGGGTAGAATGATTAGGGATTTTAAGAATGCAAAGAAATGGCAAGATTTGGCACAAAATTATAATACTGCACCTTTTGACCTCCAAACTACCCAAGATAACTTCGTGGCTCGTATAGGTCAACCTATAAAAGAATTACCTGGCTCCCAATCAATTTCGAACGCTCTTTTAAATATACCAGAAGATGACCCCAGTTACAAACGTTACAATGACTTAATTGCATCAGGATATTTACCCGAACACCAGGCTGTTTGTATACAAACGCATTTCACAACAACTGCTGATGACTATGTATTCCACATGAGAGCGGGGATAGCCGAAGGGGCGGTCTCTCATAATGGTCAATTGGGTGTTTCATCTTTGGGGACGGGTAATAGCTTTATTTCCAATCCAGGTGTCTGTTTTTATCTTAGGAGAGCTGAAGATGACGTGCAACTTTCAACCTACGCTCACACTGGCACTGAGGAAGATTACCTCCTAGAGAAAAAAGCACTCATGGCTATGAATGGCAAAGATAGAGAAGAATTTAAGGATATTCAAACAGCATCTGAATTGGATTTATACGATGACAGAACAATCGGTCAATTGCAAAGGAAATTATTTTACAATATGAATGTGTCTTCAGTAAGGACAATAGAAAAATCTTATCGTTCTTTTGATGTGCAAGAAGTTTCAGACATTGTTAATTCATTCTCAGGTGGTGCCTATTATAAAAATTGGCAATATTCAGTTCCTAATAGAACTTGTCAACCTTTCGCCAAAGCTCTTTATAAAAATATACTCACTGGCGAAGATTCGACCTACTTACCTGAGAAAATAGAATTTTCAAGCAAGCATTCAGATGCCACAATCACAGAAGATCAAATGTTTGAACATGTGCGTATCATGTATACAGAAATAGTTTACGGGGCAATCTCTACTCCAGCTTTCTTCAAGTGCCCAATAATTTAAAATAAATATTTTGTAATTCAGGTATTAAATACAAACAAGTTTTCTTGAAATTCCATCATGGATGTCACTTCACCAATTCTCGATACAGCCTCTGAGACTTCTGCTTCAGAAATTAAAGCAGAAGCCACTACAGCTGCAACAACTCTTAACTCTCCCTCTGCAGGCATCTCTTCTAACAATCCTGTCATTAAAGTAGATGCCGGTACAGAAAGTCATTATCGCGTAGCTCGTTTTCAAAGAAATATAACTCTCTCAGATACTACAACAGCTGGTTCTCACTTATGGTTACAAAAGCTAACCCCTACTGCTCTTTCTCTTCTAGATGTCCCCATGCGCGCACTCTTTATGACTCATGAAAGATGGTGTCTCTCTGACTTTAGAATTTCAATTGTCAACTCTGAGAGATTCTCTGAAGCTTGTGGGTCTATTAAGGGTGCTTGTTGGGTGGACCCTCTTACAGGAATACCTCAAGAAGGTCCTGAAACTATCCAATTCTTAAACTCTCTACCTAATTCTCACTACATTTCTCCTCGGACAAGTTCTAGTCTTCATTATCAGTTCACCGACAGAAAGTTTTGCAATGATCTTCCCATTAGAGATCCTTGCCTTAGTTCATATGCCCCTTTTCTGTTGGCATTAACTACTACAGGCTCAAATCCAGGCTTATGTCTCGAATTGATGATAACACTTGTTGTCCAATTCTTTGACCCTCTCATCAGACCTTTAACCACCACTGCTTATACTAAAGAAAGATTTTTCAAAAGTGTTTCTGCCACTGTTGTTCTAGATACGGACCCTTCCCAATCTCTTTTCATCATCGCTCTTGATGATAAATTGGCAAATGGTGATGATATTCCAACTCAAGTGGGCTCATTCTTCTTTGCAACGCAATTTCGCATAAACCTAGAATTTCCTTCAATAGGTGTTGTGGAACAAAATTGCGTGGCTGGTCATTATGATCCTACCGCCCAAACTATAACTATGATTCTTTCTGACCAGTATATCCCTACGGCTGGTGATTCTGACACTGACACTGCAACTTTCGATGATATCTTTATTGGTTACGTCGCTTATCAGACTACTAAGTCTACGACTCTTATACCTCATCATGCCTTAGATATCCCTCAGGACACCAAGTCAGCTGTTAACACCGTCCGTGGTTTCCCTGGTCACAGAAAATTAGGTATAGTTCGTGAATCTGTTTCAAAATTATTACAACGCGATGGTGACGTTAAATATTTCCGTCAACCTATTTGAATAAATAATTTGTGTTTCGTGTATTATATACCAAACGTTTTTTCCAGTTCCCATGACTGCTCCTTTCACTTCTCCTCAATTTCAAACAAGTCACGTTAAAATACCTTGCACTTTAACAGAGTGGAAATTTAAATCAGTTATCTTTGATTTCGCTGTTATTAGAAAATTTGAAATAGACTTACTTAAAGTTTTAACTTTTGATTTTAAAAACGCTCCTTGAGAATGGCAAGATTCATCTCCAACTCTGCTTTCCTTAAACATCATGATTCCGATACAGGCGATATTAAATTTTCATTTATCGACGAAAATGATGCTTGTACATTCAACCTCACTATTGGTACAGATGTTTTTAAATATACTCATCCTATTTTTGATGACTTCGAACCAATTTGTGAATTGATTACAGCACAAGCCTTGTTCCGAAAGAAGCTTAAGGTACGTATGGATTTGACTAAACGCGGTCAAAAATTCTATGTTGCTTTAATGAAAAGATGGTTTGTTGAAGATGTTGCCGACGAGGTCGTTACTTTTAAAAATAGATTTAGCCCTAGACGCTCATCTTATCTTTTAAGAGATGAGTGTAACCTCTTCTATTGTATTACAGGTGACGTTGCGCTTTCTATCCTTGATCCTATACTTCGTGATTATGTAGGTACTTACGCTGTTGATTTTGATGGTTCTTCCTATAATTTAGTTAAGCCTGATCTTACTTATAGATTCCCTAGAAATGCTCTTTACGATCCTTTCGTTGTTCCTCTCAGAGAATCACTTACTCCTGAGGCAAGCTTGCAACCTGAATCTTATCTTAATGAGAAAGGTGAAATTATATGTTCTTGTTCTAATTGTGTGCAAGATCCTAATAATACACTCCCTGTTCTTCAATTTTCCTACGATGAAGTTGATCATGGCAGTCATATTTCCAGTCCCATAGAAGAGAATGAACTTAATAAACTCTTAGCGGATTTGGCTCCAGCGCTGCTTGACCAAATAATTTCGGAGGATGAAGATATTGATATGGAGTGGAAATCTTAATTTGATTTTTGAAATATATACTCTTATTTTATTCTTATATTTATTCAGTGTGACTCGTTTATGTGTGGAC